GTTTAACCGGGTAGCCGTTTTTTCCACCCCCCCCTATCCCCTGAACAATCCTCAAACAACCTGAACCAATCCGTTGTTAATAACTTTCGATATGTCTGGCTTGATTTATTTGGAATTATCGTTATAACTTTGAGGAATGATTAACGTATTCAACCCGGTTCGAAATGCAGACTACCGGTTTAACAAAAGGCTTGACAAGAAACATTCGCCTGAAATCCTGTATCGACCCGCCGCCGTCGTTAGGTCAAATCCGTTGTACATCATTGTATCGTAATAAGGGCGCCCAATGGCAAGGGGTAAATGTAGTATTGTCTGGAATCATGCAAGTGCTTGGTTCATCTCCCAACGGGAGGCAAGGCGGAACGTGTTTAAATTCGTCGGAGTTTTCTTTAACTTTATCGGTACTCAAAATGATTACAACACTCAATTACATTGGTATAAAACCCGTTTTGGCTTTAAAACATCATGGGAATTAGCCAAAATATTAACAACTAAACAACAACGCAATGATTGAAAAACCAAACATTCCACCACCACCACAACAAAAATCAAACACTAAGCCGGTTATTATATTCCGGCACAAACGGCACCTAAGCCGTGACGAAATGGATCAACTAAAAGAGGCCGTTGACGCCCTTGACTTGGAAGGGTATTATACAATAGTTGTAGACAATGACATTGACGTACTGTCAATAGATCCCGACGACCTGGTAAGCTTAAAATGTGTTAACGATCTTAAAGACCTTGAGATATAAAACCAAAGACAATGAAAATAAATAACATATTTGAAATCGGACAAACAGTTTATTTGAAAACAGATTCCGACCAACATGACAGACTTGTAACAGCCATTATTGTACGAGGATATGGATTGTTGTACAGTCTTTCTTATGGAACTGAAGAATCTACACATTACGATTTTGAAATTAACCCTGAAAAGGATATAACAAAAATATAAATTTTGAATTTAATCACCAACAAACCAAAGACAATGGATAAACTAAAAGAATTGAAACGGAATTTTGTCTACAAGTACCATCCTTATAAATTTCTCGGTGAGAGTCATGGCGGTCCCATTCAATTTGAAAAAGATTTGAACGAACTTTTATCAGAATACGCCCGACAGGAAAAGAAACAAAATGCGGTTGATTTTGTAAAAGACTGCTATATTCCAATGACACCAATTGTTGTTGATGGATACAAAAAAACAGTTGAAAGAATAGAAAAACGATATGAAGAATGGATTAACCAACAGGAGGAAAAGCCATGATAAGCAGACTTAAAGACCTTCAAAACGAGGTTTATTTAATCCTCCGATCCCATCCAGCAACCAGGGACAACGACCGCCTATTAATGGTAAAGATTTGGTGCCGGCAGAACCATTTATTAAGGCCCGACCCTCGCAGCGGTCGCCCTTCAATTAACTTTGAATCGTTTGCAAGGGAATTTATCGACGGCGTTTATGCCTCGCCTGAGTCAATTAGACGGTGCCGGCAACGCCTTCAGGAAACCAGGCCAGAATTACGAGGCACCAAATACGGCGAAAAGAAAAAGCTATCCAAAGAGGTACAACATAACATCAAATTTTTATAACATGAAAAAAACAACTATTTTTGCCGCAATGGTAACGCTAATTTCCTGTAATTGCTTACCTCAGATACCTATTCAAACGCTCTACGCCGACGAAAATTGCCAAGCTACTTTACCCAATTATTTGATTTATTTCGACGTCTTTGACAATTGCGGCGGAGCCATACCGACCCAAAACCCGCCCGCCGGGTATATCCTCGATGCCGGATCGCCATACGTAGAAGTAACAATTGAGGCCGTCGACATATCAGGTAATATTAATACCAGGCGTTTCGACGTCGTTTTACTTGATACTATGCCGCCAGAAATTAGGGTTGATTCATCTTTTTTTACGCTTACCTGGCAGCAAAACAAGGCCATACTAATGACTTACCAACATAATATTGAAAACCATATGAGGCGCTATTATAGGCAATATTGGGACTCTATTAAATATGATCATAACCTGGTTACCTGGCAATCCTTAAATCATACCTACGCCGCCGGATACTACCCCAATACAGATATATGGTTCCCCGTTGACTCTGCTGCCAGGGCAAAACTCGGAATTGAACTATATACGTTAAAATTAGAGGTTGAATAATGGCAAAGATTAATCTAAAGGTAAAACACCCCCCCAGGATAAAAACAACCCGTAAAGCTACGGCCCTAAATATCTATAATAGTTCACGTTGGCAAAAGTTACGCCGGGCAAAGATCCGGTCTAATCCCATTTGTGAATTATGCGCAAAGAAAAACCTCACGAGGGTAGCCCGTGAGGTTGATCATATTAGACCCTTTGAAGAGGGTAGAGATTATAACGAAGTTATTTTTCTGGCTTACGATTGGGACAATCTCCAAAGTCTTTGTATCCCTTGTCACAAAGAAAAGCATAAGGGTCAATTAAACCGGTAATCGTCGCATTCCATTTTTTAAACTTCTTACGCATCTTTTTCCAACGCTTCGTTTTCGGCGCCCTGACCGTTATGTTAGTAACGGCACCGGCCGGCAACTCTTCGTATATTCCCGTTTTCTCATTTAAATAATATACCTTAAAGGAAACACCATTTTTATAATGCTCTTCCTTTTTGCCGTCCCTATGGACACTATAAAACCCGTTATTCGTCATGTTCATCGTCTTGTATAACCATTCCTACAATTTCATGTACGCTTGATCCGTGTTCAACGCAATCACACGGCAATAACAACGCCTTGTTGCTATGTGCAGATATAAAATCTATCAGGTTCATAAATTCCCGCTGCCTCTGCCATGCTTGATCCCGGCTTTCGGCAATCAGGGGCATATTGTGCATATGTATTTTGCCGCACTTACGACATTTCGTTTCGTACCTTGTAAATCCCATTATTTTAGTTGTTTTGCTATCCAGTTATCTAAATCAAATTCACCCTTTACACCCGTTTTATAATGGTCGTTATATGCCGGCTCCGTTTCTGGCGTTTTGATAAACTGGCCGTAGACCTGGCCAGGACGTTCGATAAATTCGACATCCCAAAACTCAATCCCGCCGCCGGTATAATGTCGCTCAAGTAATTCGGCTTCGCCGATTTCGCCCGTTTCTGTGTCGGGCTTTACATAGATCATTACAATCATGCCTTTTTTTAATTGTTCCATTGTCTTACGTTTTAGTTGTTTTATAAATCTGGATTAGATTTAACATACTCATTATATTCAGAAATTACACTCTCAACCATTACGGCAACTAACTTTTCAGCCAATATAAGATCCGTATAAAGATCCATACAAATTTTTCGACCGCCTTCATTGTCACCACAATACGCCCGAACATAAACCCACTTTCCTGAGTTATTCTCTTCATACTCAACATAGCAATGAGACCTATCAGAATTAAGATTTTTAAGGGTTGCTGACCATTCCCTGGCCAGGTCAAAGAAGAAAATCAAACGCTTAATTAAAGAGCTTGACAAACGAAAAGAGAAATAAGAATTTTCCATTGTTTTGATTTTTAGTTGTTTTTAATACTTTGGCAATATACAACTTTTTCTACGTTTTTTTTTAAAAAAAGTTACAAAATAATTAACATAAAAAAACCGGGGCCATTTCTGACCCCGGCAAACAACTAAAAACCGGCACAATGGAACGCCAATTTTTACCGCCTATTTTTGCGGCGCCGTCGTTTTTCCCGCCTGGTTAGGTTAACATCCAATATATCATCCGCAGTATACCCCCGGCCTCTAAATTTGATCTTTCCGACCTTTAAAAGGGTATCCCGGTCAATTAATACGCCTATGATAATTCCGGCGCTCAGGCCGCCGAAAAAGGCTATTAACCAAACTAAATTCATCGGCCAATAACCTTACGCCAGGCTATTTTAATATCCTGGGCCTCCTTAACTATCCTTTGTTGTTCTTCCTGGGTAAATGTGTTGTCTGCTGCTGCTTTCAAAACATAGTCAAGTAATTCAAACACCTCCTTAACCATAAATTTAAGATCGGTAATTTTGCCGAATACCCAGGCTCTTGCACCGGCAAAAAACATCGTTGAAATAAGCAAAACGCCGCTTATGGCTTGCCAGAACCACCCCGTTTTTTCCGGTGCCGGCTCAGGGTCTTGAGCAAATAGCGCAACGCCCACTATGAGCATTACGGCGGTAAAAAGAAATCGTTTCATAATAAATAAAGTTAGTTGTTAATTAATAAACATATTGACTATTTGAGAAATGGTAATGAATTCCATGATATTGTGCAGGGCATAAATGCCAACAACAAGAATAACTAACATAAGCTTCCATTTTTTTACAATTTTATCGACCGCTCGTTTGTGGCCTATACATTCTGCCGTTTGCTCGTCAAGCTTTTGAAGCTTTACCCGGTGCCGTCCCAGGCTTCCGCTTAGGCGCTCGTTTCTTTCCAGCACTTGATCGACTTTTAGGTTTAGCACTTGCTGGCCGTTTCTTATCTCCCTTAATAGGTCTTGCTTTAATTCCCGGTTTTGGGATGTTATAAAGTTTATTGTGTCCTGGTCCATCGCTTAAGTATTTTTTAATGAAATGTGAAACGTCAAAATTTGGACAGGTTTTTTTATCGTTAAAATAATTGTGCGGGTATATGTCGCCAATGGTTATTTCAAATTGGGCCATTAGTTCAATACATACCCCCGCCAATGATCTGAATTGATCGAATGTAAAGCGGTTTTTTCCGTGTAAACATATTCCTATGCTGTTAAAGTTTTCACCTTTAGTATGGGCGCCGACTTCGTTAGGCTCCAAAATGGCGTCCTGATCCAGGGGCCGCCCTTTTTGTACGCTGCCATTTTTGGTAATAAAATAATGGTACCCGACCATTTTAAACCCCCTGAGTTTATGCCAGGCGTCAATTACCGAAATATCGTTATGTGCGATTGCGTCGCTATCGCTGCAATGAATAATAATCTTATCTACTTTCATAGCTATAAGTATTTACAGTTATCCAATGCCTCGGACATTGAATAAAATGATTCTCCTAATGTCGTTTCCCAATAGTCCAGGCATTCGGCTAATCCATCTTCGACGTCCTGGTTATGGGTATGAATGAATATTATCAACCACTCATTTTCTGATACTACGTTATCCATTTCGGCTTTTATGTTCGCTATGGCCGTAGTATTGGGCTGCGGTACCAGGTAATAAGGATGGCCGGCCGGCAGGTTTATATCTACCCCCATAGCACAGAGGCGGTAAAGGTTCAACACCCTGGGATTGGCGCCGTGTATGCGCCCCTCGCCGTAATCACTTGCACAGATATGCGCTTTGTGGCCGATCTTATGGGAGAAATAAAATATTGATGGGTTGCTGCTGGAATGCCGGTTACCAAAATGATAATCGCAGGTCATTCCCTGGGCCTCCTGGCCGTCCCTTCCATCTATCATATCTTGCTCCATTATGTCGACATACGCCAGGGTTGAATAATCATTATCGTAGTTATTATGGCAACAAATGTCATACGCTGGGTCGTCTTTATATGCCGCTAACAATGTTTCCCAGGTCGCATAATTGCCGGTCCCTACTTCGGCCGAATGAATGCCAACCAGGGGTGAAATATCGTAAGTATCAAAAAACGGTTTATATTCAGTAAATTGATCAATAAACCCGTCGTCGAAACGTATCGTAAGCATTGGGCCGGCGCTCATAAGGGTACCCAATTTTACATAGTCGTCGGCATCATATGTAACCTCGCTTTGCTCATCCAGGACGGCGGACATAAGGTCACCGGTATATATTAACACCTCTTTATTGTCTGTTAACTGCCTGTCCGTAGCATATACAAAGACCTCTTTTAATACTTTACGGTCGTATTGTTCTATTGAGTTATCCGAATAATGCACGTACGCCCTACCCCGGTACCCATCATTTAACCAATCGTAAAGGGTCTTTTGATTTAATTCGGATATATGAAAAAAATACGGGTCCGAGGCGTCATAATAACCCGTCCTGGCGGCTGCTGCCCATATGGTTGTATTTGACCTGTCAAAGAATGAGTTTGTAAAACGTATTGCACAATCCATTGCGTTGATTTTGGCCGACCCTTCGGCTTGCCGTACTATCCTAGTAGCAACCCAGGGTTCCGCCGCCTCCCTTGATGGAATATAGGCGTTGCCGTCGGTATCATAAGGCACCGTCCTGACGTAATCCGGGTCCAATCCGTATTGGTACCAATCGTAGCCGTAATCTAATATCCAGGCGTTAATATCTGTATAATATATATCGGTTGCATCTATGTTTAAATGCGAAAAGTCAATTGCATTACCAGAAATATCGGCGCCGGCGAAAACGTTGGGTAAATGTATTTGTAAATCGGTACGGTAAGTATCTGTCTGGCATTGCACCAATGTTTTCAGGGCTGTAAACTTTTTAAAATTTTCAATTATTGTTGTTGGAGAGTAAAATTTAATGGCCTGGTAATTGTCGTCGGAGTTAAAAACAAAGGCGCTAATATCCTGGGTCATGGAAGAACCAACCAGGGCGCCGGCGGAGTTATAGACGCCGCAAAATACCTCTTCGGCCGTCCCATTTATGGTAATAAATATATCGAAAACCCCTTGCCCCTTTATGTTGGTATTAACGTCAGTAACGAGGCTTTGGCTGTATTGCGTCGCTCCGTCGGATATATAAAACCATAAATTTCCGTTCCACGTTCTAAACTCCATTCCCCGCCGTGTTGACGTCCTGCCGCCTCCCAGGGAAACAATATCGTCCGCTCCACTTTCTGTAACGTCGTTTATTTGCTTTAGCTGAAAATAACAAGTATAACTATTCCCGTCAATCAAATGCTCTTCCGATCTCGTTGGATTGCCCAGGACGGCAGCGGCGGTATCTGATACCCGCAAAAAGCAAGGCGTTAATATCGTTGCATCATTACCAAAGTTATCGGTAAACGTGTTGCCGTCCCTCGTTTTGGCGTAAAATTCCAGGTCCGCACTATCTGGCGGCGCCGCTGCAAACGATCCCATATTGGCACTAAAGGGCGTACCGTCGCCCATACTTGCGTTAAACGTTGTCATGCTTTTTCGAGTAATATAAATTTCGGTCCCGTTACCCTTCTGGTACGTACCCCGCTGTCGTATGATACATCATTTTCCGTTGTCGTAACCTGGCAGTAATACAACCCTGGCGTCATTGTGTCAGAGGTTGCCGGCGGTATGTCACAAAATACATTCCCTTCGGTCGTCGGGTCTTGCTTGGCCAGGGTACCCCCAGCAAGATCATACGTCCCGCCGGTATCTCCATTATGAATATTATATATCTGCACCTCTATTGTTAAAAGGTCGTCCGTATCCCTGGGATTGGTCCCGTCGTTAATGTTTACGGTTACATCTATCGAACCGCCTTGTACGTATTCATCCATTTTATTAAGGTTGTACCGCTGTTAAATAAGTATTTATTGCGTTGTATACTGCCAGGGCTTCGGCTGCATCGGCCACCGACCCGCCGGCAGAGAAAAAGGCATGTTCTCGATTGTCAACCGACGCCGTCGTTCCAGAATTATTTCTCCCTCCAATATGAAAAGAGTATGCCGGCAATGCCGTTGCCGCATTCGTCGAAGTACCCAAAGAAACGCCGTTACGAAATGTTTCCGTCGCACTCGCCCCCGTCCTGTTGACTATAAAACACCCCGACGAATCGGTATTGGCGTTAAAATCTGTCGTTCCATCATTCACCCTTGAATTACAAGAATCAGAGTTACGAGGAAAGAGCCACGCATCATTACTGCCGTCGTCAATCCCGCAACTAACTATATTCCCGTCCGTATTGGTATTTGTGTATATCATGTACGAGGCATCATTTAGGGTATAATTAACCCCGTCAGTCGACGGCACAAACTGCGTATCTATTACCGCCGAATATGCCGACTTTGAGGTATACCCGAAGTATGCGAGAAAATCGCACGTTTGCGCCCCGCCAATATTTTGCGCCTTTGTACCCGTTGGGCTTATCCAATCTATCAGGCTGTCATCGTCGCTATCAGTATGTACCGCCAGGGCAAAAAAACAGTCTCTTGTTGCCCAATACCCCGCCGTCTTTAATGACTCTACTAACGTATTTTGAGCATTGGCAACGCTCGCCGTAGGTTTATTTATAAAGGCATTATATACGGCCTGATACTCCGCCGAATATCCTGCCGTCGATACTATGTCGAAAGAAAATACTTGGCCGTCACCCTTCAGGCTTACCGAAAATGTCGGGTTGTCGTCGTCGCCGGCCGTCTTTTCCACTGACTCAATTACCGCCTGGCCGTAATTGGCCTTCGGCGTCAAAGCAGATATAACGCTGTTGGTTGCGAAATGGTTATCCGAACATTGTATTGACGTTGTATCGGCGTCAATAACGGCCAGGTCGCCGCTGTCAGCTATGGCCAGGGCCGTATCCTGTGCTAAGGGCGCTTTGCCGGCAGTCTGATAGTCCAATAAAGAGGTAATTATCTTTACCTTGTTCTTTGCTAACTGCTGTTCTAAAAACCAATCATGATTTACAAAGCTTGTATAATAGCTTACCAGCCCTTCAATAGATACGTTCCAATTGTACCGGCCGTATTCATTTTTTTGCGCCGGTCCGACATGCTTATGCGATACGTCCCGTATGGTACGGGTTACCGTTAGGGTAAATTGCTTTGCGCCGGCAATGGGCTTGTAATTCCCTGCGGAGGTTTCAATTACTAATACTAAGTCTGATCCGTTAAATACTTCCATCTTATTTTATTTTATTCTTTTGTGTCCCAATATACCCGGCCGGAGCGGTGCCGCTTTGGTACCTTCCTTTCTGTTTTACTCAATGTACCTACCTCCGAGTCTTCGATTACCTCTTCAAGGTCGACGGCCTCGTAACCCAATGCCGGGTCATATTCCGACTTTGTTGCAAAAAGTACTTTGCCGGACAGGTACGACCCGTCGATATACCTGAGCAATCCCGCCCCCGTAGTATTAACAATCTCCGCCGAAATCTCTACCCTTGAATTTTCGTAATTCGCTTGCAAGCTATTCAATAGAAGGTTTTCAATTGTATCGGTATCTCCGGCCCTGGTATGCTCCGTAAAAAATTCCTTGTCGCCGCTGTCGTCATATATCAGGCCGCCCCGGTCAAAAGGCGTCCCGGCTACCCCGCTGGTACCATGATTAAGGGTTATCTTTGGCGCCTCGTCCCGCCAAGTATCGTCAAACTCTGCCAGGTATTCAATATCATCGGTATTAGCGTTTGTTAACTCAGGGCGCCGAATAAGTTCAATCTTTATATCTTTTACCTCGCAGGTCTTTATTAACGCCGTTTGCGTATCGTTCCAATCGTCCCAACCTGAGTTGGGCGGTATAACCGTCCAAGCACTAACAAACTCGGAAAAGTTTAATTTCATCTTACCATACACCCCCGCCGGCAGACCTATATATATACCCTCATGATTAAATTCATCCCTGTCGGTCATTGGATATTCACTCGTTGCCAGGATGGACCCGCCACATGATTGCGTTGTTTTAAACTTCTGCCATTCGCCCATATTGTTTTTATCATAATTCCCGCCCATTATGATAAATTCGTTCTGGCTGGTATTCCAGGCATGCGTTGACGGGTCGAATGATTTGGTACCTATATAAATACGGGCATGCAAGCCAACATGATATATTGCATACGTCGGGTCAATATATGGGTCAACGTCGTCCAATGCCCGTATAAGTCCGGTTATTTTTAGGTAATACTTATCTATCCCTATAATATAGGGTAAATCCCATTCAACCTGGCTATGAGATAAATTTATATGGGTCGTATCAATCGGCGACGCCCCGTCGTTGGGGTTGACGATACGAATGTAGTATTCGGCGTCGCTCGTCGAATCATTGCGAGACCCAACAAGGCGGTCCGTATTGGGTGTATTATAAAATGTCCACCCCGCCAGGCCGCTAATATTGTCGGCACGCTGGGACGATCCCGAACCGATACCCGCAAAGCTTGGTGCCGTACCGCTCGAAAAAGTCATATCTTCGACGTTCTGTATACTCTCTTCGGGCGAGTCATTGGCATACGGGGAGTATGCAACTACCTGCCTATTCTTTGACGCTATGCCGTTTAATGTCGCCCCGCCCCGGTAATACCCGGCTGTATTTATGTCTACTATAAATGAGGCCGGCAATGTTCCCGTCGCCGAATAAACAAAGGCGTTGGTATAACTCTTATATGATATATCGTCGGCCAGGCTGTTAATATCTGTTATCAGAATTATAGACCCTATCATTGTTATAATGGCCCCGTATGGCCGCAATATGGCCTCAAGTACCTGGCGGCTTGTCATTGGCTCGCCGTCCTCGTCGTAGTAATTGCCATAATTCACATACGTATTATGAAATATTGTTTCGCTGCTGCCAATGGTTACCTCCGACGACGTTGTTGAAATACCTACAAATACGTTCGTTACCAGGTCCATTAATCCCCAATGGCCAAGTACTACCTTTATAACATCCCATTGCGTTGCAACGCCTTCGTAAGGATCGCCAGAACCATCTAAAAACTTTATCCTATCCAATAGGGCAAAGCCATTGTTTGCGGTCAGTTCAACATAATACCCCGTCGTTTCGTCGTATGGTTCCCGGTACGGCGAGTTATTAAGGTACCCGAACCAACTGAGGGTCGAAGCAAAGGTAAATTTTAACCTGTATTGCTTCGGCGACGCATTCATAAGGCCGATAAAATATTTATCTGAGGGACTTAAAAATTGCATCGTCGCCCCCGACCCTTTCACCGGATCAAATATGTCTTTCTTAGGTCGTAATATGCGTATTGGGCTAGGTCCGGCGTTAACAAGCTGGTTAAAGGCAACGTTGTCCTCTTCAATGTCCACTCTGCAAAGGTTCGACCCCTGGTAAAATTCAGTATAAAATTGTGTTGTCCAAGCCATTACCCGAACTGTTTATTTTTAAATTCCGTCGCCTCAATTACCGCTTTTAATGTATCTCCCTGGCCGACCAATTCACCCCGCAACGTTCCGCCGCCAATCATCCCTTTAAGCTTGCTTAGGGGTGCAATTACTTCGGGGTTATTCTTTGCCCCTGGATATTCGCCAACCATGCCGACCGTCGGGCCATATGCCAGGCCGCCGGCGGCAAACTGAGGCACGGCGGTATTCCATAGGGCCATAAGAGCAGAAACACCAATTCCGGCAGTTATCAACCCCAACAACCCTTTACGACTTTCCGTAGCTATCAAAGAAGCAATTGCCTGGGCCAAATAAGCTTGTACCATACGGCCCGTTGAATTTATTACCGCCGACAAAAGGTCTTTAACGCTCATTTTTCCCGTTTCTCCAAGTTGGGCAAAAGCATTTTCTACGGCGAACAATCCCGTTTGCGTCAATCCCAGGATATTATTCATATCCGTAAACACGCCTTTTATACCTCTCCACTCCTCCAGGTCCGGCGGTTCAATGTCGACATCTTCAGGCGTCGGCAGGTCTGCCAATGCCATATTATATAATTCCTGCTCATCGACGACGATCTTTACCGTTTGAGCAACCTTATCGTATACCTGGTTGATCTTTTCGGCATCTTCAAGGATTTTCTTTTGTATTTTCTCGGACTCACTTAGCGAATTTCCGGCCTCCCTGATACGGTTGACTATCTCCCTTATTTGGTCGTTACGCTGTTTTTCTACTGTTAAAACGGTAACCTGTAATTGCGCTAACTCTTCTTCGTCTTTTACTGAGTTATGGCCCAGGTCGGCCCGCCCCTGGGCTATGGCCAACTCTTCCCTTGCTAAGGATACCTTTTTCTCTGACAATTGATTTTGTAGGTTATACGCCTTGTTAAGTATCTCCTGTCGCTCCGTGCTGGACTTAGTGTTATCCCTGGACGCCAATATAAGATCTGATATTTCAGACCTTAATTTGGCCTCTTCAACGGTAAAGTCAAGCTTTTCCCGCCATAGGTCATTTTCCCGCCTTTGCAGGTCGACGACGGCCTGGTTCTCCTGGCGTATTTCCTTAAATACTCCAACCAGGGCGCCGGAAATTATTCGGTCACCTTCGGCAAAGTTTCTAAACATTGTTTTTATCCCTTTGCCTATGTCTGCGAGGCGGTCGCCCAGGACGTCGCCGACATTTTTAACCTGGCTCCAAATCTCTTTCCACCGGTGCGACCCTTCGACGGTACGGTTTATATGTGCGGTAACCCCTGCAATGGCAACGCCTATGCCAACCAAGACGGCACCAATACCGGACGCCAATAACGCTTTTTGTACGCTGTTGATTGTCGGTACCAGGGCACCAATTACACCCCTGCCGGCACTGAAGGTACTAAACAATTTCGACGCCTGGGTATTAGCCATATTCATACCTGGGCCGGCTTGCTGGGTAAAGTTACGCAATGACCCCCTGGCGCTGTTCATGTTCTTTTTAAACTGCGCAACGTCACTTTTTAGGCTGACTAACAGATCATACTTACCTGACGCCATAATCTTTTTTCTCCAATTTTACTTTCTTATCCAATTTAAAAAGCTTTACAATACCTTCAAACCTTTCCCTCGTTGACTTTTGCGACCTTACCGGATCTTTTCTTAATGCCTCGAAATCCTCATACGCCCCTATGCTAAAATTCGGTTTTGCTATATAGTAAACAAGCTTCCGCCATTTGTTATGTTCTTCCTCGTATTTCTCGTTGTACCCTATCAGCAAGTTATTAAACTGCTTTACGCTCATCTTATGTAAAAAATACGCCGGATCTACGCCCAATTTACCGACGGCTATTTGATACGCCCGAAGGCACGTTATCTTTTCGCCGCCCTGGTCCTCTTCCACCAACGCTTTTTTTTTGGGCTTACATCTCTAAATACTTTTTGTATGGCTTCCATGCCGACTTGATGGGTAAAATCGTCAAAGGATACATCTATGGGCTGTCCAACCTCATACATGCCTTCTATCGTACCGAAATACAATATCGCCGCTAATTCCCTTGTTGTTTTTGCATTGTCAACTACGTCGCCAATCATTTCCTCATATGCTATGCCGGCGGCAAAATTCCACGTAAAATAATACGATCCGCCTTTATAATTATACCTTTTTAACACTGCTTCCATTGTATCAATTTTTTGTTGTTTAAAAAAACCTGGCCGGCCCCTAAATACCGGCCAGGCTAATACCACTAAACTATCAAGAGAAAAACTATCTTTATGCGTATGCTGCAATATCGAAACGATACAACGGCCCATTGCCTTTGAAGGAAATCGAAAACGTTGGGTTGTCGTCGTCGCCGCCGGTCTTTTCCACCGTTTCAATTACCGCCTCGCCCCAATTCGCCTTTGGCGTAATTGTAGAAATTACCGACGTCATTGCAAAATTGTCGTCGGTCGTTTCTATCGTCGTCGTTGCCGAGTCGATGTTATCATTTCCCGTTGCATCCCGAACAACATAGTCGGTTGCATCGTCCAACGGCGCCTTACCGCTCGTTTCATAATCCAGCAATACCGACAAAAGGTCAACTTTGTCTTTTGTCAATTGCTTTTCCAGAAAGAAATCGAAGTTTGCAATATCGGTAATATAAGAAGTAAACCCCTCCACCGATATACTCCAATTATACCGCCCGTATTCGTTTTCTTCTGCGTCGCCGCTGGACTTTGATGATACCGGGCGTATTGTCCTGGTAACCGTAAGTTGGTGACTTCTGGCATGGGCCACGGGCTTGTAATCATTGGCACCGTCATGTACCATTAAAATTAAATCTGATCCGTTAAATACTTCCATTTTTATGAATGTTTAAAATTTATTGTTACCTCAAAAAAGAAGGCTGCCGCCTCCCGGTCGTAATCGTCAAAAAAATTAGTTATCCTGCCGCCTGAGACAGTAACGCCATTATAAACGCCCCGTATATCTTCCAGGCCCGACCGCAAAGCCAAAAAAATATCAATGGCGTCGTCATACTCGCCGGCGAATATCCTAAAATCGACGTCCGTTTCTTCATGTCCAACGCCCGACTTTGTATAGGCTGGGTTACCCCTAATACGCCAAACGAGGCAAGGCATTTGCGTACCTTCGGGCATTACTACGGGGTAAAATCTTTGCCCTACCAATGCCGTTAAACCGGACATCGACGTACATAAGTTGTATATCGCTTTACCTATCATAACCTGCGTTTTGATTTCGCTTTAGCATTGGCACGCTGGACCATTTTATGAAACGCCTCAATACGCCCTTCCCTGTAATCATCAATGATCTGATCTTTCGTCGCCTGGTATGCCAGGTCGAAAAATTTAGTCCCTTCGACGGCCCCCCGGCGCTCGCCGGCGTCGGTCATTCTTTCCATCGTACCGTCGTTAATAAGGTGGCCATGATAACCCGTCCAAGGGTGAAACCTCCGTATCCCCAACTCTAAAATTGCCCTACCCCTTACCGGACTAGACCCAATGGATTTATATAAGTTGCCAGTTACTCTCCCTACCATAGACGTTGCATTACCTTTAATCGCCGCTAACATGGGCTTGCTGGCTTTACGCCAAGCCGCAACCTCAATATTACGCTGCTGGTCCTGCGTTAACTTTTTCCAAAGATCATCCAATTCAGGAATGCCGAAAGACTCAAGTTTCATTAACGTTCCGCCCTTCCATGTCGGCGTCCTGGCCGGCATGCTTCCCGCTCTACCTTTTGCTTCTGCGTATGTCCTGGGCATTAGTTAACGATTTTTTGGCACGTTAGTTTTAACATTGTTTTCCTGGTATTTTCTTCAATGACCTTTATGTTATACCTGTCAGAGTTATATTCAACCTCCATTTTTTCGTCGATACCGGCCCGGTACCGTATTATAAAGGTCGCCGTTGAAACGTTGGCAATTGTTTCGTTTTGCAATACCTCGTTTCCCGACATAAAACGAACTTCCGCCCGTGTTGTCAGATATTCGGCAAAGGTTTCTTCCGTAGACCCATAGTCCGAATTTCTCACGTCGGTACGCTCGTATATTACGATCTTACTACGTAATGCCCCGCCCCTCATGCTACGGTATAGTTAAAAAAGTCACCAATTATATTATCCAGGGTATACGGCACAACATGAACATTGATATTTACAACCGGCTCCCTGTATTCATACCAGTTAGCAACGAGGTATTGAATACCGTGCAAAAGGTATTTATTTAGGTCATTCCCGGTAACATGATTGGCCAGGTCGTCGTTGATCTTTATCGCTAACGCCAATTCCGCCTTATCAATAAGATCCAGGATATAATTATCGTCGTCGGTAAAATCCAGGTCGATATTACATTGGTTCTTAGCCTGGTTCAATGTCAGATATGCCATATCTCAAAAGTTTAAATAAACCGGGGCCAGGCGTTACGTACCCCGGTTTTTTTGCGGCCCATGAACGCCAGACCCCAACTAATTATGATAATGCTGTTTCGCCAAAGGCAAGGGCATCGTCATGCCTGTAAACATAATCCCAGTAAGAATTTACTGTAATTCTTACCTGGGCCGTTGACGCCAAGGAATAGGGATCAACGATTAGGTCAACGCCTCCCCATTGGCCAATAATAAGGTGTGACCAATTCGCAAAGGCAATCCCATGCTCGGCACCGGTACCCATTGTAACGTCCATATTAACAGTCGTCGCAACGGGGTACCCGTTCAACGTGTTATCATTCATGATCATTACCGAATCTGTTGACGCCACTTTAGCCGTTGATTTCAGCAACCCACGAACCGAAGGCGTTGTAATATACGCCAAATTACTTGTAGCTGCGTTGGCGTTGTCGATTGCCGTTTCCAAAGATACGGCTTCGGCGAATGTCATTACACCCCCTGTAAATGTCGGGGTACCTGCCAGCAATCCGGCAGGGGAAACGCCGGCACTTGCGGCGGCGTCGCTCAATGCTGTCGACTCAAGGACTTGGGCGACTGCCGCAACCAGGTCGGCACGTAACAACGCCTCGGCATTGGCTGAGTCTTGGACCAAAAAACGCCGTGAAATATCCAAAAGGCCGGTAATTCTCAGGGGTGATAAACTCAGTTCATCAAAGGCGCCGGCGGCGTCCGCTGCTGCCGCAACTTCGCCTTTCCATGCTGCCGTACTACCTGCATACCTGGGTATGTCCACATCTCCAACCAGGCCGGTAAGATATGTTGCCCCAAAGCGAGAAAATACCAGGGCATTTCTTAGCGGTCCAACGAGGTTTAAAACGTCGGTTGCGACAACCTCGGCCCCCTGCGTTGCCGTCCCTGCCAGAATGTCGGCCCTCTGTTCGTGCCTGTGGTCTACCAGGGGTATAGTAATACCTACCTGCGAGGAAATACCGGCGTCCCTGGAATCCGATTTACCCATATCAAGTACTACGGCGTCGGCGTCGTGCTGGTTTCGCCCTTCAACCATATTACGGATACTCCGAAGGAGGCTAAATTTACCCTCTTCTTTCTTGATAATCGCCGGCGCTACAATTGGCGTTGCACCCTTAATATTTTCAAGGCTACGGATACGTTCTAGGTCTTTGTCAATATCTCTAACCTCTTTTTCCAGGTTTTCAAAATCTGTCTTTTCCTCGTCGGTCATTGTCCGCAATTCGCCTTGTCCGTCTTTTACCAACTTATCCATTTGGGCAACTTTGGCGGCCCTGGCCTCAATTAATTCCTGCTTTGTTTTCATTTTTTGTATTGTTTTAATGTCTCTTCAAATTCTGCGTAATACTCATTTAGCTGAGTCAATGATAATTTAGGCGCCGGCTTTAGCTCTTCCACGCCCCTAAACTCATTCAACGACCGTATTGCCGCCGTTGTTTCGGGGTATGCCGGTTGAAATACTAACGATACATCCCGTATCTCTTCGAATTTCAGTATTGTACGTTCATATTTCCCGCCCTTTATCTCTTCCCACCGGTCGCCCTTTTCTGCTAAGAAAAATTCAAACGACATAGAGTCTATTTCTCCACGCTCAATATACTGGCCAACCTCTGAGGCTAAGGCCGTATCCGGCGGCGTAAACTCAGCAAAAACGCCCTTTTTATCCGGCGTTAACTTTAAAGTCCCTTCGCCAAACTTCGACCGGCCAAGTATGCCCCGGCTACGGTTATGGTCCAGAAGGGCCATACAATCAGATTTTTCAATTACGCCGTCGACGGCTTCGGGTACAATCCTTTCGTAAAACTGACCGTAGAGAAGTACAGAACGGGAATTAAAGACAATAGCATAGCCGGATATTACACCCGTCTTTTTGTCTGTCCGTAATTCTGTTATCTCAGGCGTTAAAAAACGCTGTTCATACGCTTTCATTTTCTCCATAATTCTTTGAATTTACTGGTTGTAAGTTAACCGGCATCATTGGCACGTTCGACGCCCCTTTATTAAAGCGGGGCAACCCCACAAATTCCCGGTTGTCGTCGGCCGTATATGTCCCTATCTCGGTCATTTTGCGCCGGTAATTGCTTGTACTGTCAAGGTCCGCCCTTAAAAGATCGCTTATTTCAAACATTATACGCCGGGACCGCCGACGCATAGGCCCAAAAAGTTTTCTATTAAATTCGTTTTCCAGCCGTGCAAATTCCGGCCCTGCCGTATCGGTAAGAAAAGCCAACTGCATTGACTCAACTGTATTGTATTTACTGTCTCTTGTTTCAAAAACTTTTACCGGCGATACGCCAAAGAATCGGCATATCTCAGGTATATTAAATCGGCGGCTTTCCAACATTTGCGCCTCCCTTGCCGATACTGCCGGCCAGGGTTCGGCGCTCATCCTGGGACCCATAACCAGGGCCGAGTTAGGCGCCCCGTCGGTTGCATCCAGGGCCGCCGCAACGTCGGCCTTTATTTGCGCCGCCTTTGTTTCGTCCAAACTCCCTTCAACCTTTATGATCATTGCCCCGTTTCCGCCGCCTGTGAAATAGCCCTTTGCATGTCTATCCGTTACATCGGCCAGGCTTAAAACATTATTGGCATGCGTTAACGTTGAAACGCCTATAATACCATCATAGGAGAAATTCATATGATGGATAATATCTGACTGCTCAATAATTTCAGGCTTGTATTTCTGAATGACGTAATATAAAATGCCGTCGGCGTCGATAATGATTTTTACAGGGTCCAGAATAAGGCTTATTGACGTAGGGTTGCCGGCACCGTCCCGGTATATCCTGGCATACCCGTTACCCTCCAATTCCTTTTTTATCTGCAACATTTTCATTAACCAGGTTTTTGAATATGTTACGCAGGGTTCAACATTCAGGATGTTATATAAATCGTCCTCGCTATTTTTAACCCAGCCGCCCGGCGTCTTGTCCTGCAATATTATGGTCGGCGTTGCGATTGCGTCGCTTTTAACCTCGACGCAACGATATACCGTTGACAACTGCATTGCTTGCATTTTTGACAACGACGCAGAGCCAAAGCCATAAGGCAAACCCATAAAAGTAAGTAAGTCGGTCGTTAAATCACGTACATTTTTCTTAAATAAATTTGCCATTAGTAGACCTTTAAATTGTACTCTCTATGATATTCTTGATACATCGCCAGGGCTTGCAACATAGCAATTACCCCGTCGATCTTTTTTTTCTCCTGGCTTTTGTCAGGCTTAATATTACCGTTCCAATCCCGACGTAACTCGACGTTACGAAGGCAGAACCGATTTACCGGGTTGTCGTCGATATACATTTTCCCGCCCAAAATAAGGCGCTCAAATTCTTTTGTTGGCTTGTTAAAATTGCCAATTGTCTGTGAATATTTTTCCAGGGGTAACCCTTCTTCCGTCGACCTGGTTGCCCATTGCGTCGAGTTATACGGATCGTAAGCTATCATGACTATAAAACAGTCATGCTCTTCATTAAATTTTAGTATGTCATGGGTAATATAGTTGTAATCCGTAACATTGCCGGGCGTTATATTTAGATGTTTTTTTCTATGCCATTGTTTGTACAACTCTTTATCTGGCCTGGTTAACAAAGACTCGGCAGGTAAATAATACCTGGTATAAAAATATTTCATCCCGTCGACCTCTGCCAGGAATGAGACCGCCGCCAGGTCGTAATTGGTTGCCAGGTCGACGCCAACATATACCTGTTGTTTGTCGTAAATGGATAAGTCTATTTCTTTGGTTGCCTCTAAAACATATACGTCAGGTATCCAGGTTTCGGCGGAGTCACACCAAATATTGAGGTTTTTTGTTAATACCCCCACCTCGTCGGAAGGGTTATTTATCGCCTGGTTAACTTGCTCCTGTAACCAATCTTCCGTAACCGTTACCCCTAAATTAGGATTACTCTTTACCCAGGTTTTTTTGTCGTGCCAGTCGTCGCCCTGGTCAAGGGTATAAATCATTGTAAAAACAGAATCGTCAACTTTTGTCCCGCTAAGTATTTCGGTGCAAACGGTACGCAATTCATAGCAAGGTAAAGACTTATCAAAACCGGCGGTTGTAACGGTCATTAGCATTGGATTTGTTCTGAGACCCTGGCCGGATCGCAAAACATCCCGTACCCTTGGCGTTGGTGCGCTGTGGTATTCGTCCACGAATGCGAACGAACAATTATAACCGTCAAGCTTATCGGCATCGGCGGCCAGGACTTTTAAAAGGCCGTCGGCGGCATCGAAAAGAATATCATTGCGGCGGACCTTTAAAAATTGCTCGTTTGGATCGGCGCGACGTGCGAATTTACGGGTAATGTCAAAAGCTATATTTGCTTGCTCCCTGGAATTGGCCGCTAATAATACTTCTGGCGAACCTTCATTATCAGCAACCAAATGATAAAGACAAAGGCCGGCGGCTAGGGCAGTTTTTCCCTGCTTCCTGGCCAACTCCAAATAGGCGGTCCGAAACCTACGGCGGCCCGTGTCCTTATAATAAAAACCATAAAGGTTATATACAACGAATTTTTGCCAATCGGTAAGTATAAATTTCTTACCTTCAAACTTACCCGCAAAATGTTCAAGTCTCGAAAAGAAATCAATTACCCGCTCCGCCGCTTCAGGGATAAAGATAAATTGGTCACGTTGCAGGTCTTTTTCAAAGCGGTCGATTGCCTGGCGGACATACTTGCACGCCAGTATTTCGCCGCTCTTTACCTTTTCAACGTAATCAATTATCATGTTTGCGGCGTTGTTACTTCTTTAGAATTAGGATTTGGAATGAAAGGCGCCAACGGAGCATTAAACAATTGCCTCTGCAAGGCATCGACTTTACCCCGTGACTTTGGCGTTAATCCAAATTCGATATACAGTAATCGTAATTGACTTGTTGCATCATACATGATTTTAACAGCGGGGTGGGGTTTTGTTACGCCGGCATTCCTGGCGTTTCTTTCCCTCAATACAAAACCTTCTTTCATAACTAAATCCCGCGACTCTACAAATTTATGATATTCGTAAGCTATCAAATTCAGTATACCATTGTCAAGGCCGTTCCATTGAATACCCTGATCGTCCAAAGATTTTAACAACGCTTTCATGTATTGTCGCGCTTCCGTTCCAATGTCGGACGGGATTGTATAATCTGTAATTGGCTTTGTCATTCTCTACAATATTAATTTTTTTTTTTGAATGTATTAACATCCACTTATTAACAATGTATAAAGGGATAGGAATGTAGACCTTTAAAATCAGAGTTTGTATAAAGATGGA